CGGAGTAACGCCAACGTTATCTTTCCATCCGTAGGTGGCTGGATTCGTCAGAAAGATCGACCAGTCGGCAAGCGACCTATAGAACGGCTTTAATGCGTGCGGCTTGAGTTCCCATCTGTTTTGCGTTTCGCCGCGATTGATGAAGTAAGTGGCGAGAAACTCATTAACGGTTTTCGCACGATCCAACAACACAGCATGATTTGCGAACTCGATTCGATCGTTCGGGGCTGGCGTTCCAGTCGCACACAGTTTCCAGTCGAGTCCACGGCCTAACTCAATCAGCCGCGTACCCCATGCACCGTAATGGCTTTTCAGCATGGATGATTCATCGAGAATCAATCCTGACAGTCTTCCGGGCTCCAGCCCTTCGCGGATCGCTTCATAGTTTGTGATTCCGATTTGTGGCCCATTCGTGGAGGTCAGCCATTCCTGTAAATCAGCGGCTTTCACTCGACCGATCGGGAATGATTCGCCGTACCATTTCAAAGCCTCGTCAACCGTTTGACGGCAGACCATCAAAGGCGAAACGATCAACACTTTGCCTTTTGTCTGCTCAGCACAATGGCGGGCGAACTCAAGAAGCATCAGAGTTTTGCCGAGTCCGCAGTCAGCAAAAATCGCATACTTGCGACGTTCAACAGCGATCCGAACAATGTCTGCCTGGTAGTCGAACAGGTTAACGGCCGGAGTGTATTTCTTGCCCGTCTTTCGCTTTGCTTTAACGCCGACCATCGATGCGTATTCGTCTGGAACAATTGCGGCCGATCCTTTGAACTGATAGATCGGGCATCGTCTGACCGCAAGGAATCGGGCGTAGTCTTCCGCTGATCTGGTATCAAAGTCGATTCTCACGTCTTCCGCCCCTTGAAATACTTCGCCGCAATCCGCCACAACACGCCCTGCCGACTTTCGCCGGTCTTCGCTGATTCATCCGCCAAAGGCTTTTGCAGTTCCGGCGGAACACGCAGCAGCAATTGAGGATTGCCTTTTATCTTTTTTGTCACTTCACTTTCTCCAGTTCCTTTTTTAGCCGCAGGACTTCGGCGTGGTTGTCGTCGTGCTGGGCGTAAATGATGCGGGCTTGCAGGTTGCGGATTGTTGGCAGTGTGTCGGTCACGCTGTCACCACTGAGTGAGAAATGTAGCACAACAAAGCCCCATATTTGCGGCCCATCTGATTAAGAATTTGCTGGCACTTAGCGCGAGTTGGAAGTCCAGTTGATGTCCCGTCGTTAACCACAATTGTCATTTCGTTTCCGGTTAATTCGTCATTAGCAATAATTGTGATTTTCATTTTTTCTTTTCCTTACCAGTGTTTTGCGTCTCGGTGCGGGGATGATATCACTATCGGCAAAGGCGTCAATGGACGGTGATATCATTTTGTAAAAATGCAAAAGGTTTTTATTTTGCCCGTGTTTTACTGGGTCTTTTGATCAGCATGACTGCCGAACGTCTTGCGGCGGGGTAAAACGCAGCAGGCCACCCCGATCGAGGTGGCCTGTCCCAGTCTGCGTTTTGTGCAGCCCCTATTTATCCGGGGCTGCGGGCCGTAACATGACATCCGTTGTTTTCTTCCGTCGAATCACCCGCGTGTGCGTTCGATGCGTCGTGTCCTCGTCGATAACGTCGATCTCTGCCATCAATCGCGAATAGCCATACTGATCATCTTCCGTGTCGTGGATCACGATCACTCCAGCGACCGGCAGCAGCTTTTGCACCTGAATCCATCTTGGATGTGTCGGCGGGTCGGCATGGTCCACAAATGCCAGCCCATAGGATTCTGGCTGGAAATCATCCCACGACGCCAGCAAGTCCAAGGCGTGCCCGTCCCACTCAAATATCTTGAACCTGTTAAGCCAGTCCGGGTTATTGTCGACCGTCGTCAGATGCCTGCCCTGCGCCGCTGCAATCTCGTGCAGGATCGGTGTGGAATAGTTGCCTGCTCCCAACTCAATGACCGGCCCAGTGGTTTCCAGCATGTGTTTGACAAGCAACCGCTGGTGTGTTGAGTAGGGATCAATCATGATTCCGCCCCGAGGTAAATGCGATTGATTTCGCTCGACGCCAGTTTTTCCTCGTGAGTAAACACTGACGCATTCGAAGCAATCACAAGCAAGTCTTTGGAGTTTGGAACGTCCAGATACACTCCCGGCTTTCCGAACTTGACCGCCGCTCGCTGGTAGTATTCGGAATGCTCCCGGCCCCATTTGCCCGGCATGACATTGTAAAGGCCGGTTTCTTTTGCACACTCACGCGACACGACAACGCAGCAGCCGCATGTGTGACCGGATGCCATCAATTCGCCGTCTGGTTCTGCTGCCGCTCCTGTGTACGCTGGATCGTGCCACGACAAGATGCCGACCCCGTTTCTTTCCATCGCCGTCGTGTAGGTCGACTCAAATTCATCTGACAGAACCTTCACGTCATCATCGAGCATGATTAGGTATTCATAACGACGGTCCTCCAGAAATTCGCTCAAGCACAGATTCTTGGCGTGAGAGATTCCACCGTTGTTCCAAATTCCGACGAATCGAAAGCCTCTGCGTTTACACAAGTCCCGCACGTAGTCCTGATATTCGATCGGAGAGCCATCATCGACAACCAGCACATCAGACGCACAATGTTCAGCGATTGAATCGAGCGTCACCACAATGTCGTTCCTGATCTCCTCCGACCCGTGCAGATTGCAGGTTGTGACGGCAATCAGTTTTCGATGGCAATGCCTCCGTGCGTTTCGTGCTGCCAATTCCCTGACCGCACCTTCGACGACTCCGCTACACATTTCCTGCGCGTCGTAGTGAGACATAATCGCTCGATTGTCACCGAACTCGCACCATGCTTCATTCGCTGGAAAGTTGTTCCCCGGCCAGGCTTCCACGCCACCGTAACCTGATTTGACAGGCTTTGTATGGGCCATGTGCTTCGATCGAACCGCAAAGAACGTGCCCGCATAGTGCCAACTAAATGCGGGAGACAATGGAGCTTTTCCGAACGCTCGCAATGATCCAAATGTCTTGTATCCCTGAGCTATTCGCCGGACGATCTCGCCGTGATTAAAGATCACAGTCGAGTACATCACCTGAATCCACGTTTTGACCGCTGCCGATACTCGCGTCGCTGGCTTCATCCCTTTGCCGTGAGCGTAAAGGAATATATCGTTCTCGCCCTTCGGCATTCGCCTGACGAGTTCTGTAAACGTGGGATTCTCGCCCTCTTTCGTATTTGGGACCGTGAAGACTTCGAACCTGTGCGACAGTCGTGCAATTACCTCAGACGTTGGCGATGTTCCGCAATCGTTGCACTCCGCAATGCCTACAATGCACCGGCCTGTAATCTGGCTGGCTAATTTATTCCACTCATCAACGTGGGCTTCCCAGCATCCTACGATCGGCCAGAGATGTGCCCCAAAATGAAAAACTGGCTCGCTCCTGAATGGATCTCGTGCGGGCTTTGGTGCGGCCAGCATCTCGTTGTAGAGTTGTTGATTGCTTTTGCGTGTTGAGGCTGTTCGTCGTACCGGCTTTGGCGTCTCGCACTTCGTTGTCGCAGCCGCCAGAACACCTGAAACGATTTCCCCAATCCGCTTTCGCTGCCCCTCTTTATCGCCGTTAGCGGCTCGCCACGACTGAGGCCATGAGATTTCCGCGTAGAGTTTCTGCACGATCGCCGCATGGTCGTGGCTCGACATTCGATTGAGCGACAGAAGATAAGTCTTACAGCTTCCGCAAGAAACAGGCTGTCCGGTGTCAGTCTGGATCGCAGCCAACATGAGCGTGCCAGCGTTGGAGCAGTTGCTACATTTGCCGCGATTCTTTGTGCTGCATGATTTCCGTTGTGGGCCTGCTGTGGCTTTCGGCTGTGTCCATGTTTGGCCCGCCAAGATTGCGTCGAGGCGTGGCTTGTTCTCACGGCACAGCATCTGGAATGTCGGTCTCAGTGCGATCCCTCTCGCTTCACAGAAGCCAGTCAGTTCGCACTTGCAGGACTCGGCAACAATGACAGGTTCAGTCGAGATATTTTTGTCGAGACTTCGACGAAACTCATTGGACCCATAACCTAAAACAACGCCATACTTTTCGAGGATATAATCAGCCCCTTGTTGCCATTCTTCCCACGACCATCCAAGTTCGTGAGACTCGTGGAAAAACAGGGGCCTGCGAATCCAATTGAACTTGACGCCGAGGCTTCGGAAGTGCTGTGGAATCCAGTAATCCCAAACCGGCTTGCCGATGCCGAATGGTGCGTCGGGAAGAGTTGCCGCGAGTTCAGGAGTCATCAGGAAAACATCAAGGCCTGAAGTCTCAAGATGCGCTTTTTTCTTCTCGCCCGGGCGATGGTTGTATCGAATTCCAATTGTCAATTCCTGCGGGGTCTTGAGTGCTTCATCAAGCAACGTCAAGTCGCCACTGATCTCAATGTCTGAATTGATCAGCATGAACGTGCCGCCGGTCTCGATCCCTGCGCGAACCAGCGAAGAGACCAGTTGCGTTTTGCGATCGTAGAGCGTCGAGAGATCATCGCAAGCAGCAGTCTCAACTCCATCCGGTAAACTCATTGCGGAGAGTTCTTCAGTGGTGTTTACGACGATTACACGAAGCCCTGCGTTCAGCCAAGACTGGATGCACAACAACTGGCGTTCGGCTCGTAACGGGCTCGGGTTCATCGACGTGATTGCCGAACAGTTTCTGCGATCACTCACGAGGGAAGTCCTTCTCGATGTTTTGCTTCATCGTATACTCCCAGTGCTGCACTGAAGCATCGCCAATCACCTTGGCGAACATGCGAAAAAAGTGGACTCCGAATTGCGCCACAACAGGAATCAGCAGGACAAGTATGAGTCGTTTCATTAGCAGTTGCTTTCAAGTTCGTAGACTAAAACATCCAACACTTGATGCCCCCACCCATCGTACAACTCCATCCCTTCGACTTGATCGAGAACCGCCGGGCACTCACACGTCAGTACCACATAGCTACTTTGCACCCAGAAATCCGGACGCTCACCCCCGAGCCACCGATAATATATACAATACTGACAACCGATACACTCGCAGACAAGAATTACTTCAAGAGCATTCTCTCGGGTTCCCCCCATTGGCAGGGGGAACGTCCCGGACACGCTTCCTCGATAGCCGGGGAACGGTCCCGGAGACCACGGAGCGCAGGTGATTGTCGGCTCGTCCTGCATTCCATAAGTCAGATCGAAAGTTCGCGACGCGCTGCCGTGTGTCCCGTTGCCAGAAGCCCAGACGAGTCGAAGTATTTCGCCCATTGGTCGACCGCAGATGCAATTGCCGATCACGGTTGGGCAGTTGTCACAATCCTTGCAGCGGAACGTGAAGGAAGAACCATCATAGAGTTCAACGGTCCCGGACATGTCATCGCATCCCGTGACAAGTGCAGTCGTCTCTTCGCCGTTCGCTGTCGCCCTGACAATGCAGTTCCCGTAGTCGTCTCGATCTAGTGCGAGCCGGATTGTGAAGTTCCCAATTGTGCCTGACCAGACTGGTCCTTCGCAGTCACTGTAAGCCGTATCACCCAGTTCGCCAGAGTAGGTGTCGACCGCGTACATTATTCCGCCGTAGGAAAGAACCTCGCGAACTTCAACACACAATGCCCTGCAAGAGCACCTGCAATCCCCGCAAAAGAAATCATTGCACCCTGTGTCAGGATCGACAACTAACGGAAGTGGTCGGGGGTCTCGCTTGGTCCACGTTAGTGTTCCGCTGTCATATCCGACCGTCACGCCGACCGATCCGCCGGGATACCGACATGACGCACCTTGGTAACAGGTCTCCCGATAGACTTCTTCACCGTCAAGCAAAACAACATACTCGCACTCGTCGTACTGGCTGCGTTCCCAATACGACAGAAATGAAAGCCCCCCAACGGGACCCTCCCACGTTGAGCCGGTAAACGCCGCCGAGCCATATGCGGTGGCTTCGCCGTACACTTCCCATTCTAGACATAGAGTGCAGGGCAGCACCCCGCAGCACTGGTCAGCAGGAGCAGCGTCACACGCTTCCACCATAAACTCTGAGCAAGGCTTGAGCGGTGTTGAGGATGCTTTCCGTAAGTACCTCGGGGGCATTATATGCACTCCGGCTGTGCGCAGAGGTCATCAATGATCCATCGGGGATCACACGCCCCAGTCAGCGGGTACATGTATGTGGCTCGACCCGTCGTGCCGACCAAATCACCCGGAGTCAGTCCGTATAGGTAATTGCAGATGTCGTACACATTGTACGTGCCTTCGTAGTTAGCTCCCGGTGGTGTCCCTGTGCAGCTTAGATTGTACCAAGTTGCCGTTGCGACTAGCGTCGTTTCGGAAACGTAGTCGGTATCGGGGCAAAGAACATCTTCGATCGTGAACCATATCGTGTGACCGCCGCCTGAACCGCCACCAGCAAATGCCCCGATAATCGCGGCAGTGGTTGACTCTGGCGTGATTGCATAATCACCATAAACAACAAACGGCCCTGCCCCCTCTTCGACTTCCCACGAGGATACAATCGGCAAATACTGCGCCCCAGCTTCACTCGGTGGACTTCCAAGCATCACGACAACGCCGAAGCGATACGCCCATCCAGCCGCATCAACTGCGATCTCATAGGGAGAATTGAATAAATAAACACCATCGGTTGTCGTTGGCTTCGTGACATTAACAACAGTTCGTTCGCCGTAGACTGCAGTCCCCGTGATCTGCATACAAGCAAAGGCAGGGATAGCTTCTGCAGTGGTATTCTTTACAAAAACGCGATGCGGTGACGGCTCGTCAAGCGGTCTGCGCTGCGGGTAGTTCTTCGTCAATTGCGATTGCAATTGCTGGCGGGAAAGATAATCCTGCCAAACCAGTCGCATTTGCTCCGGAGATAAAACGCCGATCGCGTCCATGACTAACCTTTGATGTCACAGAGTAAGTCGATCCCCGCGATCGTTGGCTTGACCACTGTTCCGGTCGCGGCGTCGTTACACGCAATTGTCAGACGTACGTCTAGGACATCACCAGCGGTCAGGCCGGAAGGCGTAATCGTGAAAGACTTGGCAGCAAACACGAGCGAGTTGATAGTCGTGGCAGACGTTGTACAGAGGTCCGAGCCGATGCCAGTAATCTTGTCAATCTTGTAGCACTCAACATCGACAGTACAGGAAACTGAAGCAACTGTCGTCACCATGCCTGCAGACAATGACAGCGTGACGGTTTCGCCTGCTTCATAGCACTCTGGAAGCTCAACCATAAAGCGAGCGTAGCGGCTTGTGGCTCCCAATGCTTTACAGTCGCCCGCCGTTACCACCGGAGCTGTCGTGCCGAATGTCGTGCCAATCAATGCGAGATCGTCGGCTGCAGCAGTGCCGGGCAAGTTAGTGTGAATTGCATCCCATACCCGCAGGTCCATCATGTTGACGGGAAAGATTGCCAGTGCATCCTGCTTGAGAATCGACGCTCGCGTTTGAGCAGAGACTCCGGTTTCTTTAATCGCCAGCGTTCCGGAAATCCGCACGTCGTCAAATTGCGATGCCATGTTTTCAATTCCTTAATGTTTTATGTTAGCCCAAGGGCTGAGTAAGGCAGAGTGCCGTAAAGTTGCGTGTAATTGAACAGCGCGGCAGACGGATTAAGTTCTTGCGTGCCGTTCGCTTTCAGCAGGACCGGCTTTGTGACTTCCTGCCCCAACTGGTCTCTTGCTCGCACAGGTATCACAGTCGAGGCTGGCGTGGCGGATGCGTTGACGTAAAGCCCTTCGTGCCGCCATCGCTTGTACCACGCCTGAGCGTCTGTCGCGCCCATGTATGGAATCCGAAACTGAATGCGTGCGGTCACGTCCCATTGTTCCAGCGGCTGACCAAACTTGAATTGATTCTTTGCAGAGTATCCAACTAGCCGAGCCGTGCCTGGTGGCCAGCCAAGAAACGTGTCGGAGTTTGTCGCGTGTCGATACTGCCCTGCAATGTAGGCATCGAACAGAAAGAACTTCCTCCGAATAATGCACACTGAATCCGACAGATCGTAAGTCAGCCCTTCGACCTGCTCATAGTTTGCGGTCGTGATTGCTCGCCCGTTGTAGTCCCTATCGATCGGCTCTGATGATGTCGTGTCGCTCCATTCTACATCTACGTTTCCGTCAAATCTCTGGCCTTCATAGGAAACCGTCACCATCCAAAAAATTGGCCCCATAGGCTCCGCCGTCTTGGTAATGACGAACGAATCGGCCCCGGAACGATGCCTAGCCCCATAGGCCGGAATTCCAGTTGCGGCCAACACATCCTCGGCACTATCGCCCGATTCCGCAAGAACCTGATATCCTTCAGTGTGCGAGAACTTCGTGGCAAAACTGTCGTACTTTTCGGAAGTGCCTGAGCCGCCTTCCTTGCTCCACATTTGCGTCACGTTGATGGCTGCCATTACGCAATCGCCTCCATCTGCAACTTATTAGCGGTATTGACTGCAACCGCTTGCAGTGCTCGATTTTGATCATCATCGAGACGCACAAGGATTCTGGCTCGCGGCGGCTTCGGCGGCGGTGGATCTTTTAGCAGCCGAATGATTTCCTGCATTTGATCGGGAAGTCTTGTTCCCGGTCCTCGTGTCAGCAATCGCCCCTCGGTCGCTGGAATTCCCCCCATGATTACAGACGGCCGCATCTTCAGATCTATGCTGCTTGCCGCGTTCTTGACCTCACTGGAAAGCGTCGACCCGACGCCCAACATTCTTTCTTGCATCTTGCTGGAAAACTCTTCTCCGAGCCTACCGCCAACAGCACCAATCTTTTCGGCAAGATCCTTTTCACGTTCCGTTAACTGGCGGGCCGCGATCTCCGGCAGCGATGTCAGTTGCGATTTAAAACCATCAAGCAGGCTAATACTAGCCGCTTCTCCCAGTCCTGCCATTAGCCCTTCAATTCCGCCTTCACCGCCTGACGCAATAAACGCGAAAATCTGATAGACCGCCTCACCGATGATTCGCCCAGCGTTTGTGATTATCGTGATCACGCCATTAAATGCGTCTTGGATCAGGTTGATAAAGTTTTCACCAAACCACATGACATACGCAGGAATTGTTTCCGTTAGCGTGTGCATGATTGTTTCGGAAATCGTTATCATGGCCAGTTCAGCCGCTGCCTTTGCGATCTCCCAAACGCTGCCAAGATTTGTGACGACTACCTCCAGAAACGTGAACGCACCGATCACAATATTGATAGCCTGAATGACCTTTTCTTTGACGTAATCCATAATTGGCCCGATGTTTTCAAGCACCTGTGTCGCATATTCGACAGCGGGCACAAGCAACGCATCAAAGGACGTCGCCAACTGTTGTAGCCCTGCATTGATCAACACGCGAATCGGGGCAATGATTTTGCCGATCGATTCCATCAGCGATGACATTGCGGAGTCAGCACGACGCCCAGAACCAGCCACAGTCGTCATGTCGGTCGCTTGTGCCGCCAGTCCCTGATTGGCAATCGCCATCACGGCGGCGAGCTTCTCTTGATTCGTCCGCATGTACATAATCTGCGGATTGACGGCCACGAATGCGTCAAAGTTGCCTTCAAGGGCCGCTTTTAGATCGCCCATTGATGCCGCTGCATCTTTGCCCATCGCGTTACCGAGGCCGATAGCGGCCTTGGCAGCGTCGTCCATCTTGCCCGTGGCAAAACCCATTCCGGATGCCTGCTGCATCAATGCGAGGGCTGCATTGTCAGAAACGCCCGTCATCTTCTCAATTGACTTGGCGACGTCCTGCATTTGCGACGATGCGGCCGATGCTCCGCGAATCTGTAACGCTGAGTTTAGCCTGCGAACAGATTCTGTCTGTGCGTCAAAAGCCGCATTGATGCGATTGATTCCGCCTAGTGCCGCCATCGCGGTCTTGACTGCTGCGTAGACTGCCGTGAGTGTTCCCGTAATAGCCGCCAGTCGTTGCGTAGACTTGCTGACCGACTCCGTCTTTTGCTCAAGACGCTGAAGCGATTTTTCCACAGCGGACATCGCAGGCTTTGCCTGGTCTTTTCCGCCGATGACAAAATCAATGCCGTTGCTCACAGGTTCCGCCTTTTATCTCGTTCGCTTTCAATCCGATGCTCTTCACTTCGCAGAATGCTTCTCAGTTCAAACCACCACGCTGACTGATCAAGGATTCCACCGATGACGGGCAAATGATGTTCGCTCGCAGTTATAATTTGAATATCACTGTTCAATTCTGGCCCAATAAACCTCATTGGGCATTTAGTGACTTCGAACCACCCATCTCGGCAATGTTCACATCCATCTCCGCTGCATTCCGGACACTCAATCTCCGCTGGCTGTTCCGGTGTTACAATGTCGCGACAACGCCCAACGCAGGACTTGCAAAGCTCACCGCATCGCACGAGGGCTGCAACTCGGATTTTTTTTTATCTTCTGGAGTCGCTGACGTTGATGCCGCTAAGAACGTGAATACTTCAACCAACTCATCCAGCGTCAATACATCGCCAATTGCCTCACGACTAAAATCAACGGGAATGTTTTCCCATCCGGTCAGGCACATGGCCGCCGCATCAAGCAGTGCGTCCATACTGGCTGCGATGTCGCCACCGCCCAGACCTTGCAGCAATGCAACCAATCGCCGCTGCTGATTCAGCGTGGGCGTTTTCGCAAAGATCCTTGGCTGCGGAGTCTTGTCGACGTCGCACGCCAAAACCATTGTCAGCTTAGATGAAGGATCGAGACTTCGAGGCATAAACCAATCAATCAAAAGCAATTGTGAGTTCGGTATCAACAGCACTTCCGGCCGTACAAAGCCACGTCAGGTCGTCTGTCATGATATCATTTCGGCCGCCCTGTTGTTTATTCTCCAATTGAGCTTTAGGGGCTGCAATTGTGATCGATGACGCGACGGCTCCAACTCGGAACGAGAACGCCTGCGGGGAACTTGTTAGCCAAAGAGCGTCACGGTCCTGCGTTGCGACGAGCAGCGATTCTGGATCAGCCGTGATTACCGGGGCGCGATTTGTGACAATCGCGGAAATGTATCCACTGCGATCAGTCGCATTGACGCATTCACGCATCACAACAGAGTTGCCCGCGTCAACTTCGACTGAGCTTGTGCAGAGTGCAACCGAGTTCCATGTCAACGCACCGGCCGCAACTCTCAACGGAAGGACAGTCGGGTACGTCGGAGCGATCAGTGCTGTGTCGGTTTCGTTGCTGGAGTACTTGCCCGTGAAAGTGAATTCGATGAATCCAGTCTTGCCGGTTTCTAGCATGAACTTGAACGTGCCCATTGCTCCAGAAAGCAGCGACCGCTTGCCGTCTTTGTAGTGGCCGATCGTCAGCGTCTTGACACCTCCAGCTTGCCCCGGACCTTGCGTGACTGGCGAGAATGTTCCGGAGGTGTCGACCCATCCGCAGGCAGGAAGCAACACGGCCGCCCAGTTTGGAATATTTGTTCCGTCATAGGTCAAAGCGTGTTTGATAACGCATGTCCCTTGCATTCCTTCCGGAATGCCCGGCAGGTAATTGAAGCCACCCTGACCTTTGCGTCGCGTGATTGCAACGTTCGGCTGAATGCTAAATTCCTCGGCGTTGTAGACCGCTTCGGCAGTCGTCAGCGATTCCGCCGTTCCAACCGTCGTTTCGACCTTGGCTGCAAATACTGCTCTGCGACGAAGTAAACCAGACATGTTTTATCCTATCGTTTGACAAGCCCATTGGCTCGAAGAATGTTAAGGTTGATTCGTCGTTCCATCTGCTTTCGCAGCTCGTCGTTGATTCGTTTAATTTGCGGCTTGCCGAAATTGCGTTTTAGGTATGCACCCCAGACAGAAACGCCGAGCACATAAAAAATTGGCGTTTTTGCTTTTCCTGTTCGTTGCAAAACCAAGCCCTTCCAGCTTGGCTTGATTTGGCCTGGTCGTGGCCCTTGAAACGCACTGTTGATGCGTTGCCGCCCACCCTGTTTGTCGATCTTGTACGAAACGCCTCGCTGGTCCTGACGTGCTCCAAAATGCTGTAATCCGAGGCGAGGCGTTTTCTGAATTCGAACTGTGTTTCGTGGGTTTTCGGCTGTCGCTTTTGAAAGGACTTTTGTGGATTCTTCTGATTTCGTTTTCTTGATGGCGATGACGCTTCGAACGTCTCGCCCAATGTCCAGTTTTGTTTTCTTCGCAGTCGAATTAATGGCTGCTGCCAGTTCTCGCCCAAATTTTGCTTTTGCTTTGCCGACTGACTCACGCAAACGCTTTAGCTGCTTGACGTCTATTTCAATGGCTATCATGCTCGCACCGTGTATAAATCGCCCTCACTGACTCGAAACATTACCGTCAATGGAATGGCGATTCCGTCGTACCCTCCGTCTGATGTTGCCGTCTGCTGTGCTCCAAGATCCGCATTGATTGCCAGATCTCCGAACATGTGCCACGTTGCCGGATCGTTCACAATTGCCTTGTGAATCTCCGACTCCATAACATCCTCATACACCTCAACTGGCGTCGTGTCCTTTTCGCTTGGAGCGATGTGAACACGAATCAGAAACGTCTGCTGATACCCGACTGCCGGTGGATTTCCCGGACAATCGATTTCCGTCAGTCGCGAAACTTCCCCACGAGTCAAAACGATTAGTCCGTGTTGCGGGGTGTATGTCGCCAGCTTTGTCGGCCTGACGACATCCGTGAACGCATACGCCCCAGCACTGCCGGAAACCAACGCCTGCAGCCGCGCAAAAATCTCATCCGAAATTCGTGAGACAACAGGCGTTTGAAACGTTACCGACATATTAAGACCAGCATTCCGGAATCATGCTCAGACAATAACTGCACTGACCGCTTCGTCGGTGTTTCTCCGACTCGCACGGCCAGTTTGATCATGTCGCCACCCGTGTTGAGTTCTTCGCTGCTGATTCCAGTCGCGGAATTGTTTGCAACTCTGACCTCAAACTCTGGCACGATCTGTTCATCCGGCCCAAACGTTGACACCTGATTGCGAATCACGATGGCCTTGATTGTTCTTGGCGTCGCTGGCGTCCCGAACCGATGCGGGTGGTACGTGACTGCTTCAGCGAAATGATCGCTGTTGAGAAACACACCCACCGCATCGGTCACGATCCGTTCCGCCAGGCTCATGTTCGTTTAGCCACGATTTTGACATAGTCAACAGTCACTGCGTCAGTGTTGGCTGACGACGTCTTCTGAATCTGGATGAACGGCTGAAGCCCGCTCGTGTATCCAGCCATTGTGAAGGTCGTTGACCGAGCAACTCGATTGCCATCAATGTAAAACTTAATGTCGGACTTGTTGCTGAAGTCGATCACAAATCGCTTAAACGTTGTGGCCAGTGACGTAGCGGAAGACACCGGAGCCGTGTCTGTAACGTTGTCGTCAGTTTCAACCGTGACATCAGTCGTGCTGGTGGCTCCGACCATCTGAAACAATGCTAGGGCCGTCATTGACGCAGGGGTGTCGTTTCGAGCCGACGCCATGCCCCAACTGATCGTTGTTCCTGTCGTACAACCAGTCACTTTGACGCGAAACTCTGCCGACAGGAGATCATCAATGTCGAAGCTCAGGGCATCGCCGTGGTGCAAGCTAACATTTTGCACTTCCGACGTAGAAGTGAGCGTCAACACTGCGGATGATGCGTTACGAACATATGTCGGCGTTCCTGCGGCTGAAGTATCAGCCACCAACCACGGTGTGGCTGGATCTGCTGATGTTGGAAATGTGGCTGACGTCCCGAAGAAGTCGTCAACGTATTCCTGAAAGTCCTGAATACCTGCCATCTCAATTACCTTTCAAAACGGATCATCGCATTCCGCTACCGTTGGAAATGCTCAAAGGACGGCGGACCACGCGGCCCGCCGTGTTTCATCAGTCAGGCAATTACGCCCCGTTGTGCTTGTACAGGCCACGGAAGTCGATTGGAGCGACTCCAAATGTCTGACGCACCTTATACTTGTAAACGTCCTTGTCAAAGTCCCATTCGTTTTCAAGCACTGGAGACTGCTCGCCTTCGAGGAAAGTTACTTCGACAGTGTCGACCTGACTGTTGCTGGCAGCCAAGTACCACGCTGTGGAACTGTTGGCATCCAACAGCGGCTCGACGATGACCTTCAATGGTCGATCGCCGTTTGGTCCGTAGATGTTTTTCGTGTTGCTGTTACCAGCAGCAGAGCCACCGACGGAAGGATCTGCAATAGACCCGAGCAACTGCAGGGCGGTCGCAGAGATTGCCGCAGGAACAATCAAGAATGACGGCTGAATGTTTAGGATCACATCCGACCGCAGGCCCTTCTTGGTCATCATGGAAATGAATGCCGTGTTGAGCGTCGTCACCGATGGAGCACCCGCACCAGTCGCAAGGTTTGCATGGCCGCCAGCAGTTGTCTGGGCAGTTGCATTAAACAATGCGCCCGTGTCGCCCATTGTCGGATTGCTCGTCAAGACGCTGTAGACGGCCTGGTTCTGCAAACGTCGGCATGCTGCACCCTGCATTGCAGGAATGCGGCTGATTGCGTCAAGATCATCATTGACGACGGTTTCCCATGTCACGGTGAACATGTTGCCGTACTTGTTAATCTTGTACGTTTCCTTCGTGTCGGACATTCCCGCGTCTTTGTACTCCTTGCCTTCTGGCACCATTTCGGGAGTACCCATTTCACTAAATCGAATGCGGTTGATGTTCTTGAAGTCCGCAGTCGTTCCGGCATCGCGCGCCCACATGTTCCAGGTGAACGGAGCTTCCTCGTATCCTGCCAGAAGCGTCTTGTTGGCCGCGTCGAGCAGAAGATTCGAAAAGCTTCCAGTGGTGTGGTACGCATCACGTTGAATTCGGAATCGATTCATTGTTCCCGGATGGCCCATCGCAACCAGTGCGATGTCTTTTGCTGCCATGCGTCGAACATCGCAGCCCATCTTTTCCGCGTACATTTCGGCAACGCGGCCCAACTTCATGCTGACGAAGTCCTGATGTCCGGCCGCTGGATTTGCCAGAGTCTGGTTTCGCATTCCGCTGGCTCGCAGCGTTCTCATGATCAGGCCATCACGGGCCGCTGCAAACAGCTTGTCATCGGCTGATTCTGTGACGCTGACACGTTCGGTCGACTGACCGGCAGGTTTATTGGCCATTCGCTCCAGTATCCTTGTTCTGGCAGTGTTGAGGTCAACGCCGTCGTCACACAGACTGTCGGCAACTGATCGCTCGATTTTGTGAACAGTGCAAAGAGCCTGAATCTCCTTGCGTCGTTTCGCATCAGTCCGCAACGCACGGCTAATAGCTTCCTCAACTTTCTTCTTGTCTTCTTCTGGATCAGTCACACCGTCCATGTTTTCGACTTTCTTTTCTTCCTCTAGTGGCTTCATGTCGCCGTCCATGTTCTCAACTGGTTCCGCTGGCTCTGCCATTGCGGATGTGCCGAGCTTTCCGACGACCCACGCCAAGATCTGATTTGGGTCCGTCATGCCTTCAGGGAGCCCCATTGCTGCCAGTTGCGTCAATAGTGCCTCGTCCATTCGCGTTACCTTTCTTTCGAGGTCTGTATATGACCTACGGACAGTAGAGTGCTCGTCTGCACCAGTGGCACAAATCGAAGCGTTATGTGGCTGCCATCGCACATGGATGACTGCCGGACCATCGATCACCGCACCGCGTTTCGTCGTGTAGCTTTGGCCGTGTGGCACAAAGAGCGATTCCATCGGAACGGCTGTGATTGAAAAATCTGTTATGTGTCCCTCATCCATTCGCGTGCGAATGACCTGCGATTCTGGATCGCTGGCGAATGCAGGAACGCCGTGAAGTTCACCGTCGATGACTTTCATCTGGCGGATAGAACCAAAAATGTTTCTGACGCTTCTGTCGTCGTGTGAATCAACGATTGGAATCTGTGACTGGTTGGCGCGAAGTACCACGCCATCCATCAACAGGACTTCATTGATAACGTATCCACGTTCTTCGTCGTATCGTCGCACTGGTGTTTCTGTGGCAATGACAACGTCCGTGACACCAGACGAAATGCCGACAGATCGCATGACGACCGATGGAGCTTTTAATGGTGGCAGCTTGCCTTTTTTACTTGGCATTTTCTGTCTCCGGAACCTGATCCAAATCCGTGTCAACAGTTCCGTCTGACGCATCCGCCAAAAGCATCTGTGCTGTCGCTTCAGTCAATCCGAGCGACTGCAGAAACACCTTTGATTTTGTTTCGCTAGCAGTGCCTGCAATGTACTCCGCAAGAATGTCTTCAATCGCCTTGCGATTGCGGCCCCATTGCAGCCGAGACATGTCAGACATCTCACCGGCTGGCGGTGCTGGTTGTCCCGGTTGCGAAACGGCAGACGCCGCTGCCATTTGCTGCCCTTCAGCCTGCGTTGCGTCGACGTTGGCCATGTCGGCTGTGACGAGACCGAGTTGACGTTTCAGCTTTTCTTCTTTGGCTCGCTGGTAGAAGACATTTTTCCAGTGTTTGCCACGCTGTCCAAGCTCGTCCTGGTATGTGCTTTGAAACGAGTTCAACGCAGAATCTGACGCGGCCTGTTCGCTTTGTGGGTCTACCCATTCCCATGCGGGAGTTTGCCACTCGACCGCAGTCGCGGAACGACGGTCGGCAAGTATTTCGGACATCGACGGGAAGCCGTCGACGCCAGCAGTTGCCGCCTGATCACAGAACCTATCCCAAATCGGCTGGCACATGTGCTGTACGTCATAGCGTTGCCACCTGCGGAAACGACGACGATCTTCAAGCATACTCGTACGGCTGCTGCTGTAGCTCGTGCCGCTGTAGTTCCGGCTGACGACTTCGTAAGACAGGCCCGTACCGACCGAAATGCCCCGCAGCATTAAATTGATCCACGGTTCAGACGCTGAGTTCGGACGCCCCGGATTGATCGACTCAACTGATTCCCCTGGCTGCAACCGTACGACCATCGCCGGCTCAAGATACTCGAACTGGTTGCCGTTGATGTCGCTCGACTCATCGTCGGTCGATGGCATTAAACCAGTGCCGCCGCGTCCGTTAGTCGTGATCGCGACGCCAAAACATGAGGCAACTGCTGACGCCTGTATTTCGTTGTCGACGTATACGCCGAGATCTCGCAGCCATGAAAGCACTGGAGCAAACCACGACACGCCGCGAGTTTGCCCAATCCGGTCGACTCGGTACAAATGCAGGATCTCTTTCGCGTCGATCCGTACCGGAAGAACACGGGTGGCGTATGGTCCGTTTGGATGCTCTGGATAAATCCAGTAGGCGAGCGGCTTTCCGAGATCGTCGAGTTCAACGCCTCGGATGACTTTGTTGCCGTCCTTGCTGTGAATCTTGTAGGTGTCTTTGTCGGTAGCCAGTCGGTCGGCTTCGATCAGTTCCAAGGCAAGCGGCACAGGGCGATAGATGCCACGATACTTGTTCGATGGAGTGTTGACGAGGTGAATCAGCACCTCCCCAGCCTCGACCATTTCACGCTGTGCAAGCTGTTGGATTTCCGCAAAGTTCAAACGTCCGTTGACGTCACAAACCTCGCACCACTCCTGCCAAACCTTGTCGCGGACTTCGTTGACGTCTTCGACGTCCGTGCCTTCTGGTGTTTCAACCTGAGACTGTGCGGTTATGCCCGTTCCGATGACAGAACTGACAATTGTGTCGACGACGCCCCAAGCATAGGCGTTATCACGAACCAACGCGCGGGACCATGCTCGAAGCGAATCCGCTCCAAACGGCCCAAGCAGTTCACTGTCTGCTGACTGGTTTTTCGGTTTCTTGTTGTTCGTCAACCGGCTGGCTTCTGCCCCGGCGTACATTCGCTCAAGCGTTTTGCGTTGCTGCGTTCGTCGCACTGCAGCCGCAGGACTAAACACGCCGATAACTTTGTCTAGGGCTGTGCCAATCATTGGCGAGCCCTCTGCATTTTGGCAACTCGGAACATGCTGCCGGAACCTGACTCACGGTCAGCTTCCATCTGCAGCATCCGGCGTTGCTCGAACAGAGTCGGCAAGTCAAGCGACGTCACCGAACGTGATCCGATCGAGTACGAGGAAGCTCCTCCGGTCAGGAGTGCTTCAATCGCTGCGTCGATCTGTGCGAGTAGTGAAGTCGCTGTTGCCATGCCCGCATGATTGCGGTGTCAGGCGGCGATGCGATAGGGCAAGCATGGGTGCGGTTTATATGCCGTGTAAATCCTATTCCTTCCACGTCGCTCCGCAATATCCGCACTTGCAGTACCTTGTCCGCCCCTGCGTGCTGACGACTCTAGAAAACGACTTTCCCGCAGTTTCCTCATTAGCCGCCCGCAAGGCAGGGCATGACGCGCAGTCCTTTGGCACAAACGTGGTTACTCGTGGCTTCGGCTTAACGTCTTCTGAGACTGTTGACCCATCCGCCTGCTCGTTTCTTTGGGGCTCCATGACGTTGGCCTGCAGGCTTTCCGGCTGGCGGTTTTTGTTGTGCTTGCTCATTTGGGGCTTTCGGTCTTGGAGTAACTGACTGGCCATTCGGAGTCTCTGGGGTCGGGGAAAGAAGATAAATGCCGCGAGCACTTGCCGCAGCCGCAGCGTTGTATGTGGCATCGAGCCAGTGGTTGTTATCGCTTACCACGTTCCAGTATGTTTTGAGGCCCTTGCCTTCCTTAAACTCGCTGACCAGTTCTTCGGCAACGATGTGTTGAGCGTACGACGTGTGTTTTTTGTCGCCCGGCTGATTGAACAGCGACAGCGCTCCGCGCCGCAGAAAGTTCTGTTCGTCAAACGTCGGGGTCAAAAACCGTTCGTGAATGAACTGTTTCCAGTAGTCTGTATTAAGTTCGTACAGCCAAAGGCCCTGCGTTTCCTGATAGGCTGCATGGAAATGATTTCCGGGCTTTATCTTGTCAGTTTCCGTCGTCTTATCGCGATAGTTGCCGATACCCTTGGACACGTAAAACGGAGTCCCGCCTACGTCTCTCACGAACTGGTACGCCGCATCTGTAAACGTTCCCGAGTCGACAAACACCGCATCGACCTTGCGAGCCGATCCGGCCGCGTCGACATACTTTTTGTTTAAGATCTCATCACGCCAGTTCAGCAACGATTTGTAAATCTGTGGTTCGCTGGCTTGGTTGTCCATACCTTTGTCAGTGCCGACGACTTCAGCCCGACCGTAATCAATCACGCACCCGCCAGCACCCTTCCACCATGCGATCACGACCCAATGGCAGAGATACTTTCCAAGGTCAATCGCTGCTGTGACGCAAGAGGCATTGGCAGGCAACTGGCCGCGATCCAATCCACTCAATCGACCTGCCACCATTTGCCACGATAGCCCGCTGCCCTGTGGCCCAACTTCGTCCGGAGGATCATTGTCGATTTCCGTCGCAACCGCTTCCTCGCCCCAGTCCGCGACCTTGTTAAAATACGACTGAATCGCGGAAAGCTCAAGCGGTTCACTGTCTTCGTGAATCGTGCCGTCAAACGATGACGCATTGCTGACGATGCAATCACGCTCAATCTCTGCTCGATTGTCACGCCAGAACCGAAAAGCTTCTCGTGCGTCAGGGTCATCGTCTGCCCGCTCGATTCGTTTGGTCATGTATTCCTGAACCAAGTCCATGCGGTCGGGCCGCTTAATCATTTTCCGATATCGCTTGCCCTTCCAAGACGGTTTTTTCTTTGGGTCGGTAAACTTAAACGCTATGCACTTGCGGTTCTGAATCGTGCAAAGAAACACACGAGCAACGCGACGTGCCGACGATGCAAGCCCGGCAATATCCTTTTCGATGATGTCTTCGTTCTTTTCGATAACAGCGTCCGACTCGGCTGCCTGACGGTCCTCGATGTCGTCAATGATTGCGATATCGGGCCGTATGTCACGATAGTTGGTTCCGCGAATGCCGCCATCAATTCCGATTGATGCAAGAATCTGGCCCCGGCTGACTGGTTCGATATCCTCCGGCCAATCGTCAGGCAGTTGATGGCGGCCAATAATCGGATAGATAAGGTGATCGGCCGCCAGTTCTAAACGACTGAACTCACCGGCAACCGTTTGCATCCGCGCCCGGCTTGACCATCCGCCGACAGCTTTGAATGGCTGGCAAATTTCCGGGAAGTCCTGCAGCAGCAATTCCGATTGCTGAAGCTTTTCGCGAACCGTCCGCAGCTCAGATTCGCTCTTTCGTTGGTTCTTACCAATAACGATTGGAAACACCGCAAGGCCGGTCAGCGTCAAATACAGTGCCGTGTAAATGGCAAGCTTTGTTTTGCCCTCTCCGCGAGTCCCCGCAATGGCTTGGTCGCCGCCGTACATCGCAGCCCTGACGATTGAGTCGTGCATATCGCGACGGTCAGCCGTGAATGGCTCAAAGAACACTTCCGGAAAGTACGTCGTCAAAAACAGTTCTCCATCCTGAAGTGCGTCGCGCCTGCGTATTGGGTCTTTGGGAATCGGTATTTTGATGTCGCGATCCGAGGCCCGCTTTTTGGCCATTCGGTCGCTTTGCTTCGACCGCTCATCATTCTGCAGCAGTGGCTTTGTGATCGGATGCGATCTTAGCCAGCTCTCCAGTTGGGAGGTGCTTAATGATTGCAAGTAATTGTAATCGTCGCTGATCATCAAGAGCCTGTTTTTTCAGGGCGAGTTCTTCACGTTTCACGTCGGCCTTATCTGCCCGCACAAGTGCATCAAACGCCTTCACCTTCATTTCATCATCAGCAGAGTTTTCGATCACGTCGAACAGATCGTGAACGGCTTGACTCTTGCGGGCATCGCATTTGTCCAGCCATCCGCTCACGAGTGCTCTCCCAGTCAATTTTACGTCTGCGATTGTTTTCAGTGGCATTCCGCCCCCTACCCCGAAACGACCGGCAGGAACGCACTAACTTTCTGTTGAGAATCCGGGGCTTTTTTCA